CTTCTATATGATAATCCATCATTATCCAACTCTGATATTCAGTTGTTGGCGACAAATCAATTGATTAGTTATCATGTTGTTTTAAATAATAAAATGCTTCCTAATCAGTGCGCTCTTCTTCCTTTGTCGAAGTTAATTATTATTAGCGATAACTTTAGAAAGTTAGCAAAAAATGCTGATTATAATGGGCCGGAACTTTTCACGCACGCACATCAATTCGTGGGACAAAATTACTTAGGATTTGGCGATTATACAATTACTGGCCAGGTACTAGATCTTGGAGGTGGTCAACCTTCTGCTGTTGCCGCACATTTGGTGTTCAAGAATTTACAAGCGAATACAGTTTGGATTCGTCATTTTGTATCAAGCAACACGCAACGAGGAAGTTCAAATGTTACTGCAAAATTTTTAGATGTTTCAGATCAAATTACAAATCTTGTTCCCCAACATCCAACCCAGTTTGGCAGCAACATTGGTCTTAACTATTATTATTACAATAGTCAACCAACTGTAAGGCATTTCCCTGGGTTGCCAAAAAACAAACAGTATCAAATTACTCACCATATTTGTTTCATGCTGGATTTAATAGCAGGTCGTATTTAATAAGCTAGCGTACCATTCCATCATTACTTGTCGATCTTTAATATATTGCGCATGATTGTAAGTACCTCGAATAGAGTTCTTATCAACATGCGCAAGCTGCATTTCAATCCAGGCACTTTCAAACCCATGCTCATGCAAGATGGTGCTCATGGTATGCCTGAAACCGTGACCCGTTAACCGACCGTGATAACCCAGTAGTTTTATCACTTTGTTGATGCTGGCTTCGCTCATTGGTTTACTGACGTCATTCCGGCCAGGGAAAACGAGGCTGTAATTCCCTGTTATTTCTTGCAGCTTTTTCAGGATATTGATCGCCTGAGTTGATAACGGAACCAGATGGGGGCGGCGTTTCTTCATCCGTTCTTTGGGGATCTCCCATAAGGCATTATCTAAATCAAACTCAGCCCATTCCGCTGCACGTAGTTCAATTGTTCGCACGCCTGTTAGCATCAACAGCTGCGTGGCGTATTTGGTAACTAAACTGCCCTGATAGTTATCCAGAGCATTAACGAACTCGGGCAACTCGCTTTCAGTCAGGAACGGGAAGTGTTGGGTTTTAGGTTTGTTGAGTGCGATAGCTAAATCGGGTGCAAAATTATACTTTGCTCTACCAGTGGCAACAGCATAACGAAGCACTTCACCACAGCGGCGGCGGATCTTACTGGTTTGCTCTAGCGCACCTCTTTTCTCTATTTTTTGCAGGACGGTTAGCAGTTCTAATGGTTCAATCTGCTCAATTGGGCGCTGGCCGATAAAAGGAAAAATATCCTTTTCCATACAATTGAGAACCTCTTTTGCATAACCCTCTGACCAGGTGGCTTTTTTCGATGAGTGCCATTCTCTGGCCACAGACTCAAAGCTGTTCTCATGCGCGAACTGCAAAGCAATCTTATCTGCTTTTCTGGCTTCACTTGGGTTTATCCCGTTGGCTAACATCGAACGCGCTTCATCACGTTTGGTACGTGCCTGTGCCAACGACACATCGCCATATACGCCAAAGGAAATCATCTTAGGCTTACCTGCAAAGCGATAGCGAAAACGCCAGCCTTTACTGCCCGCTGTGTCGATCAGGAGTGATAGCCCCATACCATCGTTAAGCGTATAGGGTTTGTCCTTCGGTTTTGCTCTTTTTATTTGGATGTCAGATAGCAGCATGTGTATAGAAAAAAGATCGAACTCAGTTATACACAATGTTATACGCAAAGATGTATAGATTCCATTAGAAATAATGGTACTTTGCTGGACGAGTATAAGGAGATGATATCAGTTAAAACAGTGAGTTATGGAATTAATTGAACTTAGTGAGAAGTGTTCATGGTGTCCCCTGCAGACATCTACTTGAGGCGGCAGGGGATTGATTGGAATGGTGTTTTTTAGATGTGAAAAATATTTTACCCGCTATTTTACCCATTGGCGCGGCTTAAGAGCTTATTTTTGAATTCACAATGGTCACGATATAACCATCTTGCTCGCCCGTGGATAACTTTGGCTTTTGGCAGGTCGCCGGACTTAATCCGGTCGTAGATGAAGGTTTTACCGAAGCCAGTATCGGCCATGATGAATTTCAAATCAACCAGTGAATCAGGCTGTAGTTCGTGTTGCATGAGTGCTATCTCCGAATAGGGAATCGAACCTGCAAATCAGGCAATAAAAAACCGCCATCAGGCGGCTTGGTGTTCTTTCAGTTCTTCAATTCGAATATTGGTTATGTCTGCATGTGCTATCTGCGCCCATATCATCCAGTGGTCATAGCAGTCGTTGATGTTCTCCGCTTCGATAACTCTGTTGAATGGCTCTCCATTCCATTCACCTGTGACTCGGAAGTGCATTTATCATCTCCATAAAACAAAACTCGCCGTAGCGAGTTCAGATAAAAGAAATCCCCGCGAGTGCGAGGATAGTTACTTGTTCATATTATTAATCGTCAATATATTTTGAGCATTGTGGGCAATCATCAATCCCACAATACGATTCATATGCATCCTTTATTGCGTCGCGGGCTTCAGTAAGAGTATTGAATAAGTTGCAGCTATTATCTTTTTGATATAGGTAAGTTCCTAATTTATAAGCAGAAGAAGCATCATTTCCGCTGTCTAAAATTACATCGTTATGGATTCTGCACCTTGCAAGAACTCCTGATCCCATAAGGGTCTGCATAGCCCATTGCTCTTGATCTTCACACAAATCATGAATGCTCATTTCAACACCTCTCTTCACGTTTCACACACGTTAAGATTAACAGTGTTTTTACATGCTTTGGAAGATTTATTTTATAAAAACTCTTTTAATACAAATAGATATAATAGTTCACTATTATAGCTCCTTTAATCGAGGCGGTTCTGGTAGCGGCATCCAGTGTGATGGAATCCACGACGCACCAGGTATTACCCACCCATCATTAGCGTCAGGATGCCCCGGGATGTAAGTCGCCCATTTCATTCGCCAGTCACCTTTCCTGTCAAACTCCCTGGCAACAAGAACGGCTGTTTTGGTATCCGGCATTCGCTCACTACAGCTTATCCAACCATCCGGAGTTACCGGATAGTTGCCGGGTTCTTTAATGTGCAAGCGAGGCTCACCATCTTTTGGCTCAGGCCACTGGCGCTCCATGTTGATCTTCAATTTATCTTCCATAGCAGCGGTAATTTCAGCATCGCTGATGCCAGCACGGCGCTGTGCATCCCACAACAGAAACTGCATATCAGCCCACTCGCTAAGATCTTCTGGTTCGGCTGCGGCTTCCAGTGCCTCTTTTGAGAGGTGTTTCAGTGGACCAATGGGGCCAACGCAGCCAAATGTGGAGTCAGACCATTTGGCATGCTCGTGGCGAATCTGTTCGCGTTCCAGTGATGCCAGTGCAATTCGTGCCAGTTCCATTTGTTCGCCACGAGTAAGCCCGTTTTCAAGCGGATTTTTAATGAACAATTCAATACGTTCTTTGGTAATAGTGGTCATGGCTATTTCACCTTAATCTCAACATTTCGCAGTTTTAGCTCCACTGGCAGGTCTGACTTTCCGGTTAAAGCTAATGCGAGATTTTCTGGAGTAATGAGAGCTGTTATTGTTTTCCCCATCGCCAGACGAATAATCATTCGTATTTCGCGATCGTCACATGCTCCTGGTCGAACAATTGATATCTGTCCGTTCATCTCACTCTCCTTTGATGCGAATGCCAGCAAGCCAGTTTCTTATGCCGATATATTCAGCGTTCCTGAAACCGCTTTTTACATATATAAATGGCAAGCGAAGATTGTGACCATTGGCTGCCAGGTAGTCTTTACAACCCTGTTCGGTGAAACAGCAGGTAACGAATTCATCAATATCTTTCACAGCAACGCGCCGCCATTTTTCTGGTGGCTCTCGAAAGTTTTCGTGAAGTAGTTCGAGACGACGACTTTGGCGTTTATTGGCTTCATTGCCATCTTCATCAACCCAGACAATCCGGTCATAGTCATAATCAGCATCAACAACGATTTCGCGCTTTTGATACACACAAAACATGGGATCTGACGTTATTCGATTGTCCTGTGTTCGAATATTTTCACCGATGATGCCAAACGAATCTGGTGCAGATTTTGTCTGCATCTCTTCGATACGTTCAGCCATCGCAGCACACTCTTCAAAGTTGCTTAATGCTTTTCGCTCCCATTCGGCGCATTGTTTTTCCAGTTCTGCTATGCGCTTACTTCCATCCGAGATAACACCTTCGTAATACTCACGCTGCTCGTTGAGTTTTGATTCAAGTTCACCTAACTTACGGACAAGATATTCAGCGTTTGTTTCGTTAACCTTTAAATCTCGTGGGATGCATTTACCTTTCAGAAATCCATCCATCTCAATTAGTGGCATTTGTTTCATTTCTTCCCACTCCGCCACATCGCATTCAGATATTTGTTGTCATTAACAGAACCGAAACTCTTTCTCTTAAGCAATTCCTCTCTCGATGGCATTGGCTTTACGCGTTGGCGAATAATCATTTCTGCCGGAAGAATGCCGGGATTGTATGCAAGTCCTCTCATGGTAAATTCCTCAGTCATTACTGATAGCGCCATAGCGTGAGCGGTAATTACGCAGGCGCGGGTCAATTTCAGGGAAGTGGGTATATGTGGCTTTGCGGAATGGTCGGATTGATGTCTGGTAAATTCGCTCGCGTTCTTCTTTCTCTGCAAGCCATATACAGTGGCGAAATTCCTTTTCCTCTTTCGTTTCCTGCGGTAGAGACATTATTCGATCGTAGTTTTTTCTGAATTTATCCAGCACCTCCGATACGGAATTGCCGGAACAGCGGCGCGCGTCGTCCTCACCATACAGAGGCGCTGGCATAATGGAATCCTTATGTTGCTACTTTAGAAGGGAATTGAATCGTCGTATTCAGGATGATTTTGATGATTGCTACTTTGCTGCTGTTGGCTGTTTCCTGAAGCTGCAAATCCAATCTTCGCATTCAGTAATTCAAGAGTGATTGATTGACCATTTTGCCCCTGATAAACATCAACCCTGATGTTTTCTCCGGTAATTTCCACAATGCCACCTTCAACAAGAACACTACGGTAGTAATCCGCTTGAGCTCCCGGCTTGGCAAATACAACGGCGCTGTAGTTTGTCCACTCTTTCTTTTTTGTCTGGCGATCGTAATACTGAACGCCAGCACGGATGTTGAATCCGATATTTTCCCCGGCCTGAAACTCTCTTGCGGGCTTGTTTAGTCTTACAGTAATCGAATGTGCCATTAAGCAGTTGCCCCTTCTAATTCGTCTCGTCTGATGTTGTAAACGTCCTGCGCTTTGTGCTGCTCCGGTGTGCCTTCGAGCATCTTCCACGCTTTGGCGAACGCCTGTTTAAGCTCTTCTACGGTGTTTTTCTGCATTGCTGCGTCAGTGAATGCTTTTAGAACCTGTTCAGGTGTAGGTGATGGTTTTGATTGCTTTGCTGCTGCGTTCTGCTGATGTTTATGCTCGTCTGTATCTGCATCTTTCGCATCATCAATGCCGAACAAACCATTGAGGCAATACTTGCGCGCATAAGAGCTTGTAGCTCCCGTAACTTGTGCAGAATCCATTCCTTTCTTGCTTTCTTCCTCTCGTGCAAGAGCGGTTGCCGTATGGCTGCTTTCGCCATCGGTAATAGTTGCCGTGGCTTTCACGTAATACCGATCACCAATCAGCACAACTTCATCGCTGATTGATAAAAACAGGCCATTCAGTAGCGGCTTAACGCCTTCAAGAATGTCTTCGCAGCTTCTGTATTTATATTTACCGAATGAGTTGTACTGATTCTTTGGCGCGTTCAGATTCTCCTGAATAGCTGCCAGTCTTGCGTAAAACTCTTTGCTCATATGTTTGATCTCAGAATGGACACGGCCCAAGGAAATAACGCTGATTTAATACTTCGACTCGGGACAAATTAAGGCATACCCGCATTCCTTCGCGGTCACCATTATGGCGATACCAGAGAGCTTTCTGCGTGTACATGCGCCTCTGTAACTTGCTCTCCTTCACTGTGGTTGCAAGTGACATGAATATCTCCTTCGTTACCGATTAATTCTTTCATCTGACGAATGAATTCTTCGTCTGACCAGTTATCTGTAAAACTCATGGACGGCCTTGTTGTTTCAAAATATCCCAAAGCTTTTCGAGCAAACTTTTCATTCTTGGTTGTTTAAAGTCTGCTCCGGTTAAAATATTTTTTCGTGAATGCTGTACCGATAAAATCGGGTTGAAAGGGCGAACCGATGCCGCCCCTGCAATAGCGAACTGTTGCATAGGATGCTCCTTCTGTTTGATTGCATAACGAAAACGCCTCAAGTGAAGCGTTATTGGTATGCATATAAAAAAGCCCTCACATTGGAGGGCAAAGAAGATTTCCAATAATCAGAACAAGTCGGCTCCTGTTTAGTTACGAGCGACATTGCTCCGTGTATTCACTCGTTGGAATGAATACACAGTGCAGTATTTATTCTGTTGTTTATGCCAAAAATAAAGGCCGACTATGCGGCCTTATCTACATTCCTGAACCAAACGCAGATCGGACCGTCTTCTGTATCGTGAATCGAACCAACAAACCATCCTTCTCCATCTGGCATGCTTGGCTCCCATCCGCTGATGTTTGGATTCCCATCTTCAAAATACGAGTCAATTACCGTTTGATTGTTGTCGTTTTCCATTTCAACAATTGATGATTCAATGCCATGCTGCTTGCAGAAAGATCTGAACTCATCAACTGAAATTACCTCTCTATCCCCAAACAGGTTGGCGTATTCTGGGTGCGTCCAGTAGCCATCCTCGCTTCGCTCTACTACTAATGCTTCCATATCTCACCTCAAATAAGTGGTTTGCTGCCTAATTTCATTTTCTGGCGACCAACACAAGTCATACCCATTTCACTGCGTGGCTTGCTGTACCATGTGCGCTGATTCTTGCGCTCAATACGTTGCAGGTTGCTTTCAATCTGTTCGTGGTATTCAGCCAGCACCGTAAGGTCTATCGGATTCAGTGCGCTTTCTACTCGTGATTTCGGTTTGCGATTCAGCGAGAGAATAGGGCGGTTAACTGGTTTTGCGCTTACCCCAACCAACAGGGGATTTGCTGCTTTCCATTGAGCCTGTTTCTCTGCGCGACGTTCGCGGCGGCGTGCTTGTGCATCCATCTGGATTCTCCTGTCAGTTAGCTTTGAGTAACGCGCCGTGATGCTTATCTCCACGGTTGCTGTCTTGCAGCTGCATTTCGCGCTACTCAAAGCCTTCTGCTTTGAATGCTGCCCTTCTTCAGGGCTAAATTTTTAAGAGCCTCACCTTCAATGGTGGTCAGTGCGTCCTGCTGATGGCTAAATAGTACGATTTGTACTTTATCGAGTCAATACAAAATGTTCTAAATATAATTAGTTTTTTATAACGCTTTGTATTTAATGGGTTTATATTTTGGAAAAAGAAAACCCGGCGCTGAGGCCGGGTTTGGAGTGCATCACTCTGGTTCGCTGGGGAATATATTTATCAATTGCCCTGTTGAAATGTGCCCATTTTCTACAACCTCTAGGTATGAAATTTCAACAGTTGATTCTTTGGCTACAGCATTCAAAAACTCAAGAAGCTCATCAGTAGATGTTATGTCGGCTGAGGTTTTTATGGTGAAAGATTCACCATTTGAAACCCTTATGACGTCAATATTTATGTCCTGATTTGTTTCTCCCGAGCGACGAACGCCAGTGACATAAAAGTTATCTCTTCTAGTTTCCTTTTTTCGATCAATTGATTGTCTTTGGTTTAAGGTATTCAACTGTTCTCTATTTACCACTCTCTGACCAATTGTTACCCTCTCAACTGACGAGTCTTGAGCAAGCTTTTTAAGCAACTTGCTTTTACCATCCTCGCCGTGAGCCAGAACCTCTCTGCTAATGTTTGTTTGACCGCTAATCAACAACTTGAGCACATTGTCTTGTGCTTCGTTTACCGCTTTGGTGCTTTTTTCCACCAATTGCACCTGAGAATCTTGGTCATGTCGCTGTGTTTCGTAGTACTCATTGATCCACTTATAGCCTACCGTGCTGGCAGCTAAGACGATAGCGGCGACGGCGCATAGTGCTTGCCTTCCTGTCATTTTGCCTATCGCTTGAGTAAACACTGTCACCACTCCGTTTACAATCGGATCTGAGTCACCATCCGCTTGGCTTGAGCCTTCGCTTATTCGGTAGACAATATCCAGCAAACCTTTCTCTGCATCTTTTAGCTTCTGCCGATTATGAGTGCTGTGACTGACTACCGTAAATGCTTTTTGTATTTCATGCGTAAGCTCTGCCATACCAAAAAGCATTGACGCAGTCAATGAAGAATTATATCTATTTGGATCGCCTTTTACATTAATATTGATCTTTGGCCATCCACTGAAAACTACGTTAGGGAATGTGAAGTCGCTTGAGTCGATATCCTTCCTTCCGAGCATTTCTGTTACAAAAGATACAAAGTCGTCTTCTGACTTGATAACATATTGCGCAGGTTGATCAATCGCTGACATTCTTAATCCTTAACATCCATTCCTATCACCCAAACGTCTCTTCTGGCCACTGGCTGGCGATAACTTTCCCTACAACGGAACAGCTATCATTGCATGGGATCATTGGATATTGCGGGTTTAGTGGTTGTAGGAACACCTGACCGCTATCCCTGATCAGTTTCTTGAAGGTAAACTCGTCACCACCAAGTCTGGCTATGCAGAAATCACCTGGCTCAACAGCCTGCTCAGGGTCAACGAGAATTAACATCCCGTCAGGAAAGCTTGGCTTGGATCCTGTTGGTGCGGTCATGGAATTACCTTCAACTTCAAGCCAAAACGCACAATCACTGGCTTTTTTGGTTGTGCTGACCCATCTCTCCGCATCACCTTTGGTAAAGGTTCTAAGCTCAGGCGAGAACATCCCGGCCTGAACATGAGAAAAAACAGGGTACTCATATTGTTTTTTAACGGGGGCAGATGAGTATTCGCCAACAGGTGAAAATGTACCGTCGTGGTTGAATGAGACGTTATCAATACCAAGGTATTTAAACACCACACCAATCTCGTCAAGAGATGGATGACGAGATCCGCGCAACCAGTGACCAATTCCACCCTGCGTCATACCAAGCTCTTCAGCCAACTTCTCTTGAGTTATGCCGAGCTCTTTCATTCTGGATCTAGCCAGTTCATACCATTTCATTTTCATATCCTTATTATTACGCTCTGTACTAAAACCATCCATGCACAAGATGTATTTTTTGTTTGCATTCCAAAAGTACATATCGTATTATTGTCTCATGGTTACTATGGAGGGCATATGAGCAACCTACGAAAATATCGAGAGTCACTGAATATCTCTCAAACAACACTTGCTAAGGCGGTTGGATGCACACAGGGAGCTATTGGGCATTGGGAATCTGGTCGTCGCTTCCCAGACCTTAAAACATGCCGCGCTCTTGTTGCATGCCTAAACAAGTTAGGCGCAAAAGTCAGTCTTGATGACGTGTTCCCTCCGGAACACAAAGCCGCTTAAGACATTCCCGCTCTTACACATTCCAGCCCTGAAAAAGGGCATCAAATTAAACCACACCTATGGTGTATGCATTTATTTGCATACATTCAATCAATTGTTATCTAAGGAAATACTTACATATGGTTCGTGCAAACAAACGCAACGAGGCTCTAAGAATCGAGAGTGCGTTGCTTAACAAAATCGCAATGCTTGGAACTGAGAAGACAGCGGAAGCTGTGGGAGTTGATAAGTCGCAGATCAGCAGGTGGAAGAGGGACTGGATTCCAAAGTTCTCAATGCTGCTTGCTGTTCTTGAATGGGGTGTCGTCGACGACGACATGGCTCGATTGGCACGACAAGTTGCTTCGATTCTCACCAATAAAAAACGCCCGGCGGCAACCGAGCGTTCTGAACAAATACAAATGGAATTTTAATAACATCCAACTAGGCAATTATATGCGAAACAAAGGCTTTAATCCACCTGATACACACAAAGAAGCTAAGCGTTTGCGCTTCCTTCGTTCCATTGATGAAAGAACTCAAATCTCTTTTGTGAAAGTTGCCAGAACTGAGCTTCTGAAGGCTGAGGCGAGGGCGTTGCTCCCGTCTCTACCAAAAGAGGAGGGATATACGTTCATTCCAAACGCATTTCTGGAAAAGCTGCTCAAAGAAGACATATCCGTAAGTCAGTTTAACGATGTTCTTAAGGTCTTTCGTCAAGGCAGGTAGTTATGAGCAATACAGCAAAAATCTACGATTTCAGCGCCGCACACGAGCGCAGGAGCAACAGGATGGAGAACCAGAAAACTGGTTACATTCCGTTGTACCGGAGCATTCTGAAACAGTCATGGGCGAAAGATGTTTATCTTCGCACCCTGTGGGAAAACCTTCTCCTGAATGCCGCCAGAAAGCCATACAAAGCGAATTTCAAAGGTCATGAATGGCATCTGCAACCCGGTCAACTGGTTGTGACAGCAGCTGATTTAGGTCTTCAGTTATGCGACAGGCATGGCAAGCCGGCAAGCCGTGATCAGGTTGAGCGGATGCTTCAGGTTTTTGTGAAAGAGGGGATGATCTCCATTGATGGGGAGAAGCAAAAAGGTCGTGTGATAACCATCACAAATTACCATGAATATGCTCAAAAAATGGACAATTCACCCGCACATGAAGCCGCACAAACAACCGCACATGAAGCCGCACATGATGAAGCCAGTAATGGCGCGGCTTTCAGCGCACATGCCGCACATGAAAGCGCACATGAAGCCACACAAACAACCGCACATCATGAACAAGAAGGTATTAACAAGAATATAAATAATACCCCCCTACCCCCCAATGGGGGAGGCGATGGGCAGGTTAAACCTGAACGTCGCAAGGCAGAACGAATCGACTACGAATCCTTCCTGAACGCCTACAACACCGAAGTCGGTGACAGACTGCCACACGCTGTTGCGGTCAACGAGAAACGCAAACGCCGCCTGAAGAAAATCATCCCGCAACTGAAAACGCCAAACGTGGACGGTTTCAGAGCGTATGTCAGGGCGTTTGTACATCAGGCCAAGCCGTTTTACTTCGGAGACAACGACACTGGCTGGACGGCAGATTTTGATTACCTGCTGAGGGAAGATTCGTTAACGGGAGTTCGGGAAGGGAAGTTTGCAGACAGGGGGATTGCATGAGACAGGATATCGAAGCGAGCGTTATCGGTGGCCTGCTGATTGGTGGATTAACTCCAACCGCCAGTGACGTTCTGGCAACGCTTGAGCCGGAAGCGTTTTCAATTCCGCTCTACAGGAAAGCCTTCGAAGTTATCCGTAAGCAGGCGAGAAACAGAAATCTAATCGACGCGCTGATGGTTGCCGAGGCGTGCGGAGAGGAGCATTTCACGTCAATCCTGATGACCAGCAAAAACTGCCCGAGTACCGCAAACCTGAAGGGATATGCCGGAATGGTCGCGGATAACTATCACCGCCGTCTGGTGCTGGAAATCATGGATGAAATGCGTGAACCAATTCAGAGCGGAACCATCGACGCGTCGAGTCAGGCGATGGATGAACTTGTAAAGCGTCTCTCAGCTATCAGAAAGCCCCGTGACGAGGTTAAACCGGTACGCTTAGGGGAAATCATCACCGACTACACTGACACGCTTGACAGGCGTCTGAGGAACGGAGAAGAGTCAGATACCCTGAAGACCGGAATCGAAGAACTTGATGCCATCACCGGAGGGATGAACGCGGAAGACCTGGTGATAATCGCTGCTCGTCCTGGTATGGGGAAAGCAATGGCGCTAAGCGAAGGGATTTTACTTGCAGATGGCACCTGGACTACTCACGGAGAAGTCAAAATTGGCGATCGCATCGCGTCAATAGACGGGCTTCCTTCGGAGGTAATTGGCGTCTTCCCACAAGGGAAGAAATTCACATATTTAGTCACCTTTGAAGACGGACGTAGCGTGAAATGTGCCGACAACCACTTATGGGAAATTTCATCATCAAGATTTACTGGTAAACGCGTTGTTGATACTGATGCGCTGGCTGGGATGCTACAAAAAACACGTTATCAGGGAAGAATAAGAGTGCCATCCTTGACCGGAGACTTTGGTAAAAATATTTCCCTTGATGGTTGGGTTATTGGTGCTCTACTTGGTGACGGTTCGTTGATAAAAGGCATCAAATTCACCAACTCGGAAGAATATGTCCTGAGCCGCATGAGTGATGCAATTGCACCATTGCGACTGGTTAAGGTAGGAGAGAATGATTATTTGATAAGCAACCAAAAAGGCCAGAAGAACCCACTATTGGACAAACTACGTGGCATTGGGGTGATCGGGAAAGGTGCGTCCGAGAAGGAAATCCCAGCAGAAATTTTTAGTGCTAGCAAAGAAATACGTACCGGTGTTTTAACTGGCCTTCTCGAGACAGATGGCTGGGTTGAGAAGTCCGGATGCATCCGCTTTAGTTCATCCAGTCAGAAATTAGCTAAAGGATTAGTAAGGCTTGTTAGATCTTTAGGTGGAACCGCCAAAGAATCCAGCAGGACGGGAATAGTTTACACGTACAAAGGAGAGAAGCATGACGGACTTGATGCACACATGGTCAGCATGAAGTTGCCATCATCTTTGATAGAGCAAATTCACTCACCACGTTTACGCAAAAATCTCGGGATTAACAGGCTTGGCGACCTTGGTGTGGGTATCAAATCGGTTGAAGTTGTTGAGCCAGAAGAGTGTCTCTGCATCATGGTAAGCCATCCTAGCCATCTCTATGTGACAACGGATTACATCGTTACGCACAATACGGAACTGGCGCTGAAGATTGCCGAAGGCGTTGCAAGCCGCGTTATTCCTGGTTCTGACGTCCGGCGCGGGGTATTGATTTTCTCAATGGAAATGAGCGCATTGCAGATTGCAGAGCGAAGCATTGCCAACGCCGGGAGGATGTCGGTTAGCGTACTGCGAAATCCTGCATCGATGGATGACGAAGGCTGGGCGCGCGTTGCTAACGGCATGAGTCAGCTTGCAGATTTGGATGTATGGGTAGTCGATGCCTCGCGGTTATCGGTCGAAGAAATACGCTCAATCGCAGAACGGCACAAACAGGAAAATCCAAACCTGTCACTCATCATGGCGGATTATCTTGGCCTGATTGAGAAGCCGAAAGCAGATCGCAACGACCTCGCAATTGCTCACATCTCCGGAAGCCTTAAGGCGATGGCGAAAGACCTGAAAACGCCTGTGATCTCCCTAAGTCAGCTTTCGCGCGATGTTGAGAAGCGACCAAACAAACGCCCGACAAACGCAGATTTGCGTGATTCAGGAAGCATTGAACAGGACGCAGACTCAATCATCATGCTCTATCGGGAAGCGGTATATGACGAGAACAGTAGCGCCGCGCCATTTGCTGAAATCATCGTGACGAAAAACCGTTTTGGCTCACTTGGTACGGTTTACCAGCGGTTCTGTAACGGACACTTTGTTGCATGTGACCAGGATGAAGCCAGACAGATTTGCACAGCATCAAATGCACCTGCTGCGCGTGGCAGACGATATGCACAAGGGGCTGACGTATGACCATCTACATCACTGAGCTAATAACAGGCCTGCTGGTAATCGCAGGCCTTTTTATTTTGGGGAGAGGGAAGTGTGGCTGACTGGCAAATTCCAATCATCATTCTTGCCGGAGCTTCGCTGGTTGCTGGCTTTATCCTGCTGAAAAAGCATAAAGACCGTGATCAAAAAGTCGAAGTTCTCTATGGGTATCCAGCGAACAGCACAACATGGCTGACCATTTACCACTACCGAAAATCAGGACGCTGGGTATTCGAATGGGATGATCTATTCGCTGAAAAGCGATCAAAGTCATGGGGAGACATCAGCGAATGCATGATGTTTGAAGAAAGAAAATCCGGCGCAACCCGAGAAGAGTTTAACGAAGCGTGGGCGCGATTAAGTGAGAGAGGGTATCAATGAGCAAAATTAAATCTGGTTATCCAGGGAATGGGGAATACCCGAAGCCATATTTACCTGTAACTGTGACCACTCAATCTAGGCATCCACATCATTTCAAGCAAAGTGGTACAGCTTATTGGAGTGGCAATCGGTGGATAGGTATTGATGGGTTCAAAATTGGGTATGCAAAGGTAATTAAATGGGAATTTAACATCGCAAACTGGAGTTCATCCCATGAGGAAACTAACGTTTGAACTAAGAAGCCACATCCATCAGCAGAACGCTATTCACGCAGTACAGCAAATCATTCCAGACCCAACCAAACCAATCGTAGTAACCATTCAGGAACGCAACCGCAGCTTAGACCAAAACAGGAAGCTATGGGCCTGCTTAGGTGACGTCTCTCGTCAGGTTGAATGGCATGGTCGCTGGCTGGATGCAGAAAGCTGGAAGTGTGTGTTTACCGCAGCATTAAAGCAGCAGGATGTTGTTCCTAACCTTGCCGGGAATGGCTTTGTGGTAATAGGCCAGTCAACCAGCAGGATGCGTGTAAACGAATTTGCGGAGCTATTAGAGCTTATACAGGCATTCGGTACAGAACGTGGCGTTAAGTGGTCAGACGAAGCGCGACTGGCTCTCGAATGGAAAGCGCGATGGGGAGATCGGGCAGCATGATGCGATGTTATCGGTGCGGTGAATGCAAAGAAGATAACCGCTTCCGACCAAATCAACCTTACTGGAATCGATGGTGTCTCCGGTGTGAAAGAACACCAACAGGGGTGTTACCACTACCGCAGGAAAAGGAGGACGTGTGGCGAGACAGCGACGAAGTATCACCGACATAATCTGTGAAAACTGCAAATACCTTCCAACGAAACGCTCCAGAAATAAACGCAAGCCAATCCCAAAAGAATCTGACGTAAAAACCTTCAACTACACGGCTCACCTGTGGGATATCCGGTGGCTAAGACATCGTGCGAGGAAATGACAATGGATTATTCACAGTTAAGTGATTTTGAAATTAACGTGGCGGTATTCGAAGCCATTCATAACGGATCACCGGATTACAAAGAAGGTGAGAATGGCGCGATGGTGTTTATCTCATTTGAGGGAGACATTGTAAACGGAGACGCAGTTGAAGTAGAGGTTGAGCGCGGATCCTTTAACCCATGCGCAAACCCAGCAGACGCATGGCCGATTATCACTGAAAACAACATCAGCATAATTTTAGACAATCCCTCAATGCCGTGCGCTACAGACAACGCAAGGGACTTATTTGATGATGCCGGACCGAATGTTGGTGTCGCATATGACAATCCACTCCGTGCCGCCATGATTGTCTTTCTCATGATGCAGGACGCCAATAATGCTTAGCCCATCCCAATCCCTTCAATACCAGAAAGAAAGCGTCGAGCGGGCTTTAACGTGCGCTAACTGCGGTCAGAAGCTGCATGTGCTGGAAGTTCACGTGTGTGAGCACTGCTGCGCAGAACTGATGAGCGATCCGAATAGCTCAATGTACGAGGAAGAAGACGATGAGTGATTACCTGAAATGGTATCTCTGCCACCGCTGGTTAATTAAGTTTGCTGTAAAAGACTGGATGACAGCGGATGCCAACAAGCTTAAGCAACGAAAGGACTATTACTACGCCAGAATGAAGGAAAACTACTGCTCAATTCGCACTCGCATATTTATTAAAAAAGACCTTCAGTCAATTCTTCAATTGCGAGGGAAGGTAAATGGCTAACCTACGCAAAGAAGCATGCGGCAGAGAATGCCAGGTACGTATTTACGGCGTATGCAATGGTAATCCTGAAACCACAGTTCTGGCACATTACCGGATGGCTGGAATTTGCGGAACTGGAATGAAGCCTGACGACCTGATCGGCGCATGGGCTTGTAGCGCGTGTCACGATGAAATCGACCGACGCACCCATAATCTCGACAACAAAGACGCCAGGCTTTACCACCTCGAAGGCGTGATCAGGACGCAGTCGATACTGCTGAAGGAGGGGAAGATTAAGTCATGAGCGAATATCAGTTTGTGCTTCCATACCCGCCGTCGGTGAACACCTACTGGCGAAGACGGGGAAGCCAATACTACATCAGCGATAAAGGCCAGAAATACCGAAAAGACGTTCAGCAAATCATCCGCCAACTTAAGTTAGACATTTTCACCAAATCACGACTCCGCATCAAAGTCATCGCAGACGTTCCAGACTCCCGCCGCCGCGACCTCGACAACATCCTGAAAGGTTTACTCGACTCCCTTATCCACGCCGGATTTGCGGAAGACGACGAGCAATTCGATGACATTCGCGTAATTCGTGGCGTGAAAGTACCAGGCGGAAGGCTTGGAATAAAAATCACCGAACTGGAGAACGCATGAACGCCACAATTCAAACGATACCAGAGCTTCTTATCCAGACACGAGGCAATCAGACTGAAGTGGCAAGGATGCTTTCCTGCGCAAGAGGAACAGTGCTCAAGTACAACCGAGACAGCAAAGGCGAGCGTCATGTAATAGTTAACGGCGTCCTGATGGTCAAACAGGGCAAGAGGGGAAGACGATGAGACTCGAAAGCGTAGCTAAATTTCATTCGCCAAAAAGCCCGATGATGAGCGACTCACCACGGGCCACGGCTTCTGACTCTCTTTCCGGTACTGATGTGATGGCTGCTATGGGGATGGCGCAATCACAAGCCGGATTCGGAATGGCTGCATTCTGCGGTAAGCATGAACTCAGCCAGAACGACAAACAAAAGGCTATCAACTATCTGATGCAATTTGCACACAAGGTATCGGGGAAATACCGTGGTGTGGCAAAGCTTGAAGGAAATACTAAGGCAAAGGTACTGCAAGTTCTCGCAACATTCGCTTATGCGGATTATTGCCGTAGTGCCGCGACGCCGGGCGCAAGATGCAGAGATTGCCACGGTACAGGCCGTGCGGTTGATATAGCCAAAACAGAGCAGTGGGGGAGAGTTGTTGAGAAAGAGTGCGGAAGATGCAAAGGCGTCGGCTATTCAAGGATGCCAGCAAGCGCAGCATATCGCGCTGTGACGATGCTAATCCCAAACCTTACTCAACCCACCTGGTCACGCACTGTTAAGCCGCTGTATGACGCTCTGGTGGTGCAATGCCACAAGGAAGAGTCAATCGCAGACAACATTTTGAATGCGGTCACACGTTAGCAGCATGATTGCCACGGATGGCAACATATTAACGGCATGATATTGACTTTTTGAATAAAGTTGGGTAAATTTGACCCAACGATGGGTTAATTCGCTCGTTGTGGTAGTGAGATGAAAAGAGGCGGCTCTTACTACCGATTCCGCCTAGTTGGTCACTTCGACGTATCGTCTGGAACTCCAACCATCGCAGGCTGAGAGGTCTGCAAAATGCAATCCCGAAACAGTTCGCAGGTAATAGTTAGAGCCTGCATAACGGTTTCGGGATTTTTTATATCTGTGCAACAGGTAAGAGCATTTGTAGAGTTCGACTCTCTACCGTGGGCTTTTTCCCGCGATGCGAGCCATAAATGCTCTTTCCGTTGTGCTGAATTAAGCGAATGCCGGAAGCAGAACCGGATCACCAAATGCGTACAGGCGTCATCGCCGCCCAGCAACAGCACAACCCAAACTGAGCCGTAGCCACTGGCTATCCTGAATTCATCAGTGATAGTTATGCTGCGGCTTTCTACACATGACCTTCGTGAAAGCGGTGGCAGGAGGTTGCGCTAACAACCTCATGCCGTTTTGCCCGTGCATATCGGTCACGAACAAATCTGATTACTAAACACAGTAGCCTGGATTTGTTCTATCAGTAATCGACCTTATTCCTAATTAAATAGAGCAAATCCCCTTATTGGGGGTAAGACATGAAGATGCCAGAAAAACATGACCTGTTAGCCGCCATTCTCGCGGCAAAGGAACAAGGCATCGGGGCAATCCTTGCGTTTGCAATGGCGTACCTTCGCGGCAGATATAATGGCGGTGCGTTTACAAAAACAGTAATCGACGCAACGATGTGCGCCATTATCGCCTGGTTCATTCGTGACCTTCTCGACTTCGCCGGACTAAGTAGCAATCTCGCTTATATAACGAGCGTGTTCATCGGCTACATCGGTACTGACTCGATTGGTTCGCTTATCAAACGCTTCGCTGCTAAAAAAGCCGGAGTAGAAGATGGTGGAAATCAATAATCAACGTAAGGCGTTCCTCGATATGCTGGCGTGGTCAGAGGGAACTGATAACGGACGACAGAAAACCAGAAATCATGGTTATGACGTCATTGTTGGCGGAGAGTTATTCACTGATTACTCCGATCACCCTCGCAAACTTGTCACGCTAAACCCAAAACTCAAATCAACAGCAGCCGGACGTTACCAGCTTCTTTCCCGTTGGTGGGATGCCTATCGTAAGCAGCTTGGCCTGAAAGACTTCTCTCCGAAAAGCCAGGACGCTGTGGCATTGCAGCAGATTAAAGAGCGTGGCGCTTTACCGATGATTGATCGCGGTGATATCCGTCAGGCAATCGACCGTTGCAGCAATATCTGGGCTTCACTGCCGGGTGCTGGTTATGGTCAGTTCGAGCATAAGGCTGACAGCCTGATTGCAAAATTCAAAGAAGCAGGCGGAACGGTCAGAGAGATTGAGGTATGAGCAGAGTAACCGCGATTATCTCCGCTCTGGTTATCTGCATCATCGTCTGTCTGTCATGGGCTGTTAATCATTACCGTGATAACGCCATCGCCTATAAAGAGCAGCGCGATAAGGCCACATCCACAATCGCTGACATGCAGAAGCGTCAACGTGATGTAGCAGAACTCGACGCCAGATACACAAAGGAGCTTGCTGATGCTAACGCGACTATCGAAAGTCTCCGTACTGATGTTTCTGCTGGTCGTAAGCGCCTGCAAGTCGCCGCCACCTGTGCAAAGTCAACGACCGGAGCCAGCAGCATGGGCGATGGAGAAAGCCCAAGACTTACAGCAGATGCTGAACTCAATTATTACCGTCTCAGAAGTGGAATCGACAAGATAACCGCGCAGGTTAACTACCTGCAGGAGTACATCAGGACGCAATGCCTGAAATAATTTTTTTGCAAATCACAAAGTCCATTTAATGAGCCTCGCGATGCGGGGCTTTTTTATGTCCGCAGTAAACGCGCTTCACACGCGCGACTTCTGAACACAGAACCTTTCAGGATGACCCTTGAGGATGCCGGTTTGGTGATCGGTGCCTTTCTGTGGGCCGGAATCCTGTGTGACAAGGTTCATCACTAAAAGGTGATCACTGATGAAGTACCCAACAGTTATTGTCAATGGTGTGTCCGTTCGTGTTGATGAGGATGGACGCTACAACTTAAACGATCTCCATGCAGCAGCAGTTGCAAATGGAGAGGCTACAGAGCAACAGCGCCCAAGCCAGTTTTTGCGTAGCGCGCAGATAAAACGCTTCATAAAAGCACTGGAGGCCAAAGTGCAAAAAAGCACTTTGGAACAAATTCAACCACTTAAAATAATCAAAGGTGGTGCAGAACCAGGTGTGTGGGGTGTTGAACTTCTGGCAATCAGATATGCAGCATGGATTAAGCCGGAATTTGAAATCGAAGTTTATGAAGTTTTCAAAACGGTCGTCCGTCTCGGCGTTGGCGCAATGTCCCGTCTGAATAGAATCGATCACATCATCAATACTGAAACCAAAGCGATAAGCCAGTGCGCAAGCCAAATGGCTAAGTGGGGCGTTGGTGGGCGAAAAAGATTGCTTCATGTTGCACGTGAGAGAGCGGCAAATGAAGTGCAAATGTATTTGCCCGGAATGGTGTGATTTCGCAGGTTAATCCAGTTTTTGCATTACGGCAGTACCACGAAGCAACCCAAGCCAGTAAGTGGGGAAATAACACTGGCAGCCACTGAAAGATGAACCTCCTGCCTTATGGCAAAAAAGATTCTTTGTGGTGGCGGACTGATGGAAAGACATCGGTTATTGCAGAGACCATTCAATGAGTGGTCTCGACAATGACTTATACCCTACACGGGATAACTTAACTGATATCCCTTTTAACGGATAAACGGAGCCAACAATGGCAGAGATTATTCCCATGACTGAAGAACAGAAATTCCAGTTAGAGATTTACAAACTGGTCATGAACCAGAACGCAGCCGCAGAAGAAGCATTTCAGTTCATTGGCACTGACGAACTGAAGCTTGAGCTATTCAAAATTCACTTCCAGTCAGGCGGCGCTAATTCAGATATCACGACCCGCACTATCGAAGCGGTGCGTAAATCGAAGGAAGCGTTAGACCTGTTCACCACCGGAGCATAAACATGGCGCGCCCAACAAAGTATCAAGAGGCGTACGCCGAACAGGCACGCAAACTGTGCTTGCTGGGCTACACCGATGCAGAGCTTGCTGATTTCTTCGAAGTCAGTGAGTCAACTATTAACAAGTGGAAGCTTGATTATCCTGAGTTTTCGGAGTCCATAAAAAAGGGTAAGGCCGTCGCTGATGCAGAAGTTAGTGACCGTCTTTATCAACGCGCTATGGGCTTCGTGGCTCCAGACATCGATATTCGTGTTATTGAAAACAGAATTGTCGAAACTCCGCTTGAGAAGTATTACCCGCCTGATACAACCGCCGCCATCTTCTGGCTTAAGAATCGACAGAAGGATAAATGGCGCGACAAGGTTGATCACGAGCTAACAGGCAAAGACGGCGGCGCAATCCAGATTGAAACATCACCGATGAGCACTCTATTCGGAAAATGACCTCGATTAATCCTATCTTTGAACCGTTCATTGAGGCGCATCGCTACAAAGTCGCCAAAGGCGGTCGAGGTAGCGGTAAGTCATGGGCAATTGCTAGGCTGCTTGTTGAAGCGGCGCGTCGGCAGCCTGTGCGTATTCTCTGCGCTCGTGAACTGCAAAACAGTATCAGCGATTCGGTAATCCGGTTGCTTGAAGACACCATAAAGCGGGAAGGGTATTCGGCTGAGTTTGAAATTCAGCGTTCAATGATTCGTCATCTCGGAACGAATGCTGAATTCATGTTCTACGGCATAAAAAACAACCCGACGAAGATTAAATCGCTAGAAGGTATTGATATCTGCTGGGTGGAAGAAGCGGAAGCGGTAACGAAGGAATCGTGGGATATCCTGATTCCAACCATCCGCAAGCCGTTTTCCGAAATATGGGTGAGTTTCAACCCTAAGAACATCCTCGACGATACCTATCAGCGATTCGTTGTAAATCCTCCCGATGATATTTGCCTGCTGACGGTGAACTACACCGACAATCCGCACTTTCCTGAAGTTCTCCGTCTGGAGATGGAAGAGTGTAAACGCAGAAATCCGACACTGTATCGTCACATCTGGCTTGGTGATCCAGTAAGCGCAAGTGATATGGCAATCATCAAACGTGAATGGCTTGAAGCCGCAACCGATGCGCACAAGAAACTCGGATGGAAAGCGAAAGGCGCTGTTGTCTCTGCGCATGACCCATCAGATACAGGGCCGGATGCTAAAGGTTATGCATCGCGTCACGGTTCGGTAGTTAAGCGCATTGCCGAAGGTCTGCTGATGGACATCAACGAGGGGGCTGACTGGGCTACTTCGCTGGCGATTGAAGACGGTGCTGACCACTACTTGTGGGATGGTGATGGTGTTGGTGCAGGGCTACGCAGACAGACAACGGAAGCGTTCTCCGGTAAGAAAATCACCGCCACGATGTTCAAGGGCAGCGAATCGCCATTTGATGAAGATGCACCATATCAGGCTGGAGCATGGGCTGATGAAGTCGTGCAGGGCGACAACGTTCGCACTATTGGCGATGTGTTCCGCAATAAGCGAGCGCAATTCTATTACGCGCTGGCTGACAGGTTGTATCTGACATATCGGGCGGTTGTCCACGGTGAGTATGCAGACCCCGACGACATGCTGAGCTTCGACAAAGAAGCGATAGGCGAGAAGATGCTGGAGAAGCTGTTTGCAGAACTGACGCAGATTCAGCGCAAATTCAATAACAACGGGAAGCTGGAGCTTATGACTAAGGTCGAAATGAAGCAAAAGCTCGGTATTCCATCTCCTAACCTGGCTGATGCGCTGATGATGTGTATGCATTGCCCGGAGTCGGCTGCGCAACCCGACTATTCCAGTTACTCAATTCCTTGTGGTGTAGGTTGATATGGCAGAAAAAAAGATGACTGACTGGCATCGCAAGGTGCTGTGCAACTTTGATAATGCCTGGTCAGCAACGCAGGATATGCGTGAGCAGATTATAGAAGCTCAACGCTTCGTCAGGGTGTCCGGCGCACAGTGGGAAGGCAGCACAAATGCTGGTTACTCATTTGATGAAGGCAGGTTCGAGCATTATCCGCGCTTTGAACTGAATAAGATTGCCCGTGAATGTGATCGCATCATTGGCGAGTATCGACAGAATCGCATCAGCGTTAAATTCAGGCCGAAGGACGATAAGGCATCGGAAGCGTTAGCCGAAAAGATGAACGGCAAATTCCGCGCTGACTATCAGGAAACATCCGGTGGCGAAGCGTGTGATAACGCATTTGATGATGCTGTAACGGGCGGATTCGGTTGTTTCCGCATGTGTGCCGATTACGAAGATGAAATGGACCCAAGTAACGATCAGCGACGCATCAGCCTTCTTCCTGTTTACGACCCAGCGACATGCGTCTTCTTCGATCAGGACAGCAAACAATATGACCGCTCTGATGCTATGTGGGCTATGGAAATGTTCTCCATGACGCCCAAAGCGTTCGAGGCTGAATACCCTGATTCCATCGCAGCAAGTCTTTCTCGTGATGACACTGGCACTCAATATGACTGGTCAACGCCAGATGCCATCTATGTTGGTCGCTACTACGAAGTTCGCATAGAGAAGGTGAAGCTCACGGCATGGCGCAACCCTGTTAGCGGAGAAACGGCAATCTATGATGAAGAGCAAATCAAAGATATTGTCGACGAGCTGACCGATGGCGCATTCGAACTGATTGGTGAGCGGACAGTGAAGAAACGCCGAGTTTATTGCGGTCTTCTGTCTGGCGCTGAATGGCTGGAAGAACCGAAGCGTATTCCGGGCGAACATATTCCTCTCATCCCGGTATATGGGCGTCGTTCATTTGTTGATAATCAGGAGCGAATCGAAGGCCACGCTGCAAAAGCGATGGATGCACAGCGTCTTGAGAACCTGATGGTTTCCATGATTGCAGATAACGCCACTCAGGCTGGCGGTGATGGCATTCCTATCGTGGATGTTGATTTCATTCCCGGTCCATTAATGAATCACTGGGCAGAGAGGAATAAGAAAAGACCTGCAGTTCTTCCCATGACCAGCAAGAAGGACAAAAACGGAACGGTCATTTCAGAGGCTCAGGTTGCTGGCTGGACACCTCCGACACAAATGCCTCCTGCTCTTGCCGGGCTATTGCAGTACACCGGAACGGCCATTCAGCAAATTACAGGTGCGTCGCAGCTTGAGAACATGCCGAGCAACGTCGCTACCGATACCGTTGATAGTATCTTTAACCGGATGGATACGCAGTCCTATATCTACATGGACAACATGGCTAAATCCATGCGTCGCGCTGGCGTTGTGTGGCTTTCTATGGCGCGTGAGGTCTATGGCAGTGATACGCCGATGCGTATCGTTAATGAGGACGGCAGCGATGACGTGGCGCTGATGACTGGTGAAGTGGTTGACCGTCAGACAGGGCAGGTTATCGCGCTTAACGACCTTTCGCAGGGTAACTATGAAGTGACTGTCGATGTCGGTCTGTCGTTCGCTACTCGCCGTGATGCAACGGTTAAGTCGTTACTTTCCATGCTGGCACTTATCCCACCAGGTACGCCGAAGCACGACCTTGTATCGTCGATGATTCTCGACAATATGGACGGCGAAGGGATGAACGACCTGAAAGAATACAACCGCAATCAGTTGCTTCTGTCTGGCGTTATCAAGCCGAGAACTACTGAAGAACAGCAGATGGTTGAACAGGCGAAACAACAACAGGCCAGTCAGCCAGATCCGGCTATGGTTGCAGCGCAAGGTCAGCTTCTTGCTGGTCAGGCTGAATTGCAGAAGGCGCAGAACGAACAGGCAGCCATTCAGGTTAAAGCATTCCAGGCACAGACTGATGCTCAGGTTGCTGCGGCAAACGTTGTGAAAATACTCGCATCTGCCGATAGTCAGCAGAAATCTGATATCCGCGAGGCTCTGAAACTGCTCGGACAGTTCCAGCAACAGCAAGGAGATAATGCCCGTGCTGATGCAGAGCTTGTCCTGAAAAGTCAGGCACAGGGCCATGCGCAGCGCATGGACATCAGCAGCATCCTGCAAAAATCAACTCAGCAACAACCACAGCAGTAATTAACCCATAACGTGCAATGGCTGTCTTTATGAGGCCTGGCACCCTATTGCCTTCCGATGGGCTGAACATCGAGTAAACAGGGGTAACAAATGGACCAGATGGCAGAAAACACACCAGAAGTTGAAATCGAAACCGACGCGTCAGAGCAGATTCCTGATGATGTCGAACTGGCTGAAGAAGTCGAAACAGAAGATGGCAGTGAGTCCTCCGGCAATGATGCAGAGGAAGCTACTGAAACTGATGACGACGAATCAGAACAGGAATTCTACTTTGGTGACGAAAAGCTGGATTCGCCAACCAGAGAAGATAGCGCAGAGCATGGACTGGTAAAACACCTGCGCAAGACGATTAAAGAGAAAGACCGCGAGCTGAAAGAGCTGATGCGTCAGTCTCAGAAACCCGTCGAGCAGCAGCCGGTAATCACTCAACCACCGCGAATGCCAAAACTGGACGATGAGGACATCGGTTTCGATGAAGAAATCTACCAGCAACGCATGGCTAAGTGGGCAGAGGATAACGGCAAATACCAGGAGCAAGTACGAGAGCGGAAACGAGAGGAAGAGGCGCGTACCGCAACGCTTCAGCAGAAAGCAGCCAATTACATGCAGAGAGTAAAAGCACTGAAAGTGGCTGGCTACCAGGATGCAGAACAGGCTGTACGCGAAGATGTTCCTGTTCATATTCAGGACATGATCCTTCTTGAGTCAGAGAAGCCGGAAATCGTTGTTCTGGCGCTTGGTCGCAACGCTGAACTGCGCAAGCAACTGGCAGAAGCTACCAACCCCGTAGCAATTGGTCGTCTGCTGGAACGTATCGAATCTAAGGCCAGAATCATGCCAAAAGCAAAAACCACGGCAGCCACAACCCCAACAGTTAAGGGGAGCAACGGCGCAGTAATCAATAACCTCGACAAACTGAAAGCCAAGGCGCTGGAAACTGGTGACTGGACGCCGTATTTCGCCGCTAAAAAGGCAAAAAAATAACCTATCGGAGCATTAAGCATGGCTAACCAATTAGCAAAAGACCTTGAAATCATGTTCGAAAACTACGTTGAAGGCTTTGAGGCCGCCTGCGTAGTTTCCCGTAACGCTAAAAAATTCCGTCCCGGTGATACAGCAATGCAGCGAGCAGGTGATGTTCTGTATCGTCCGCAGCATTACCACATGAACATTGAGGAAGGCCTCGACCTCAGCAGCAAAACGCCAACAGCACTGGTTCAGCGCCTTGTTCCTTCTGTGTTCAAGGAGCCGAAAAACATTCTGTACACTCTGGATGCGCGTGAAATGCGTGACCCGGAACATAAAACTGAAGCTGGTCGCGCCGCAGGTATGCGCCTTGCTGCACAGATTGACTCTGACCTGATTTCCATGGTCACGCAGCGTGCTACTAACGTGATCACAATGGCTGACTCAACCACAGGCACACAGGGACGTGATTTGTGGAACTGTGCGGCAGGTATTGATGCCACCATGACGGCGATTGGTGTACCTCAGGGTATCAACCGTCGCTCTTTCTGGAACCCCTTCAACTACAAAGACCTTGCTGGCGAGCTTGGTCACCGAGCCTACGCTCAGGGCGCAACCCTGACAGCATACGAAAAAGCGCAGATCCCTCCGGTTGCTTCCTTTGATAGCTACAAGACCGATATTTCTGGTCGATTACCGAAAGGAAGCACTGAATCCTTGACAGTATCAGGCCAACCTGAACACAAGGTTGAAGCGAAAGATTCAAATGGTATGCCAGTTGATAACCGACAGGGGACTATTACGGTATCTGCATCTGGCTTGCAGGTTGGTGATGCGTTCACCATTGCCGGTGTGAATTCCGTACACCAGACCACAAAAGATACCACCGGGCAACCGCAGGTATTCCGTGTTCTGGCTGTTAGCGGAACTACCGTAACAATCTCTCCAAAGATTCTCCCTGTTGAAAATACCGATGTTGCGAGTCGTCCATATGCAAACGTCGATGCCAAACCGGCAGAATCAGCAGCAATTACCATTCTCAACAAGAATGCCGCACCGGCTAACCTGTTCTGGGCTGATGGTTCTGTTGAGCTGATGTACGGCAAACTGGCGTTCCCGACTGGTCAGGGTCCACAGGTAATGACAGCAACCACAGAGCAGGGCGCTACGCTGATCATGTCTTACGCCTTCGACCACATCAAAGGCGTAACCACTGCTCGTTTCACCACTCTGTACGGTTGCTCTGTACTTGTTCCTGAATATACGGGCATCGTTATTGCCGGGCAGTAATTTTGGTGGGGCTTCGGCCCCATTTTTATTGGGAGAAGACAATGGCACGAACAATGCTCTATAAGCCTGGCAACATGATCACCTGTGGTCAGTTTGCTGTCGATTACATCATTGTTGATGACGAAGAAGTTAAATCTCACCTGAAAAAAGGTTGGGTAAAAACTCCTGAAGAAACCGCAACGAAGCAAAAAGTGGCTAAGGCGGAAGAAGATGGCGAAAACGAAGGGTGATCTCGTTCTAAAGGCTTTACGAAAAGCCGGGCTGTATTCCAATGCCACGTTGACAGATGCTGACCCTCAGGCAATTGAAGATGCCATTAATGACCTCGAAGACATGATGGCAGCATGGCAGGCTAAAGGTATCGAGCTTGGGTATCAGTTTGCTGATACAGAAAACGGCATCATGCCGTTACCTGACGATGATTCAGGTATCCCGGCATGGGCAAATGATGGCGTCGCTTTGAAGCTCGCTGTGCAAGTGTGCATGGATAACGTCATTCAGCCGTCAGACGCTCTCCTTACCGCTGCTGACAGTGCATATCAGACAATCTGTATCGCTTTAACCAAAATACCACCACTTGAGCGGCGAAATGACATGCCTCGCGGTAGTGGTAACAAAAGCGCGTTTACGTGGAATCGGTTTTACATCGAGAAAGATGATCCGAGTACGTGAGGTGAATAAATGCCGATTCAGCAACTTCCGCTTATGAAAGGTGTCGGCAAAGACTTTAGAAACGCTGACTATATCGACTATCTGCCAGTGAATATGCTGGCTACACCCAAAGAAATCCTGAACAGCAGCGGATATCTTCGCTCATTCCCGGGCATTGCCAAACGTTCTGATGTGAACGGTATATCTCGAGGCGTCGAGTACAACATGGCGCAGAGTGCTGTTTATCGCGTGTGTGGTGGCAAACTGTATAAGGGCGAAAGTGAGGTCGGTGATGTTGCCGGAAGTGGTCGCGTATCAATGGCGCATGGTCGAACATCACAGGCGGTAGGCGTTAACGGGCAACTGGTCGAGTATCGCTATGATGGCACGGTTAAAACCGTCTCAAACTGGCCTACAGACAGTGGATTCACGCAGTATGAGTTAGGCTCAGTCCGCGACATTACGCGCTTGCGTGGGCGTTATGCGTGGTCAAAAGACGGCACTGATTCATGGTTTATCACTGACCTTGAAGACGAATCGCATCCTGACCGTTACAGCGCACAATATCGCGCAGAATCGCAGCCGGACGGCATCATCGGTATCGGCACATGGCGAGACTTCATCGTCTGCTTTGGTTCATCGACGATTGAATATTTCTCCCTGACGGGTGCAACCACCGTTGGTGCTGCTTTGTATGTCGCACAGCCATCTCTTATGGTGCAGAAAGGCATTGCCGGGACTTACTGCAAAACGCCATTCGCTGATTCCTATGCGTTTATCAGCAATCCGGCAACAGGTGCGCCGTCTGTGTACATCATCGGCTCCGGTCAGGTATCACCAATCGCCAGCGCGAGCATTGAGAAAATACTACGCTCCTACACTGCTGATGAACTGGCTGATGGCGTGATGGAGTCTCTGCGATTTGATGCGCATGAGCTGCTGATTATCCATCTTCCGCGCCATGTTCTGGTGTACGACGCATCTTCAAGCGCCAATGGTCCGCAATGGTGTGTGCTGAAAACAGGCCTGTATAACGATGTGTACCGCGCTATCGACTTCATTTACGAAGGCAATCAGATAACGTGCGGCGATAAGCTGGAGTCCGTGACCGGGAAACTGCAGTTCGATATCAGCAGCCAGTACGACAAGCAACAGGAACATCTGCTGTTTACTCCTCTGTTCAAAGCGGATAACGCCAGAGTTTTCGACCTTGAAGTTGAATCGTCAACTGGCGTTGCGCAGTACGCCGACCGCCTGTTCCTCTCTGCAACCACTGACGGCATAAATTACGGTCGTGAGCAGATGATTGAGCAGAATGAACCGTTCGTTTACGACAAACGCGTTTTGTGGAAGAAAGTAGGGCGCATCAGGAAAAACATTGGCTTCAAATTGCGCGTTATCACGAAGTCACCTGTCACTCTGTCTGGCTGCTCTATTAGGCTGGAGTAATAATGATTTCACATGAAGAGTTGAAGCGTCATTTATCATATGACCCAGAAACCGGGGTTTTTACCCGAAAAATATCAAATACAGCGAGCGTCACCGTTGGTGATGAAGCGGGAACCATGTGCACTGGTTATTTAAGGATAATGGTCTGTGGTAAGAGATACTTAGCGCATAGGCTTGCTTGGTTTTATATGACAGGAAAACCTGCAAATTGCTTAATAGATCATATTAACGGAGACAGAACGGATAACAGATTTTCAAATTTAAGATTGGCAAATAGATCCCAGAATGGGATGAACAGGAATATTCAAAGAAATAATAAGTCAGGATATCCGGGTGTCTGTTGGCACAAAAATCTCTGCAAGTGGACTGTTTCTTTCAATAAAAATAAAAAACAGGTTCACGTTGGATGCTTCGATGACCTGGACGAAGCTATCTCAGCATCAATGATGGCAAGAGCAGAAAATTTTGGAGAGTTTGCAAGGCAGAGGATTGAGTAATGGCTGATTCGAATCTCAATGAGCCAGTAATCATCCAGGCTACGCGGCTCGATACATCAATCCTTCCACGCAATATATTCAGCCAGTCTTACCTGCTGTATGTCATTAATCAGGGAGCTGATGTCGGTGCAATTGCTGGGAAGGCAAATCAGGCTGGTCAGGGCGCTTACGATGCCCAGGTAAAAAACGATGAACAGGACGTAGAACTGGCTGATCACGACGCAAGAATCACCGCAAACACAAAAGCGATAAATCTCCTTGAGGTCAGGTTAACAACCGCCGAAGGGAAGATAGTCGTACTGCGTAGCGATGTTGATTACTTGCTGGATGAGGTTATCGATATTCAGGCGCATCTGGTCACTGTTGACCAAAGACTGGATGACGTAGAAAGCGATGTATCTGACATTAAGAGTGATTACGTATCGAAAACCGTAACCGAATCGCAGTCTCTTGCGTCACCGCTGGATGTAAAAACATCATATTCAGTTGATGGAATTCAGGTTGTTGGAGCAAGAAATACCGGATGGACTGCAGCCACAGGTACACCTCTTATTGGCTCATTCAACGCTAACCAGTCATACGCTGTCGGCACTACGTACACACAATCCGAAGTCGCAGCTCTCGCTACAGGTTTGCAGCAGGCGCGGCAGCGTATTCTGGCGCTTGAAACAGCACTTAGATTACATGGGCTGATTGACTGATGATTACATTCAAACCAACGCGAAACATCGACCTGATCGAAGCAGTCGGAAATCACCCTGACATTATCGCCGGGAGCAACAACGGTGATGGATACGACTACAAGCCTGAATGCCGTTACTTTGAGGTGAACGTGCACGGGCAGTTCGGCGGCATTGTTTACTATCAGGAGATTCAGCCGCTTGCATTCGATTGCCACGCCATGTACCTGCCAGAGATTCGCGGATTCAGCAAGGAAATCGGGCTGGCGTTCTGGCGATATATTCTGACTAACACCACCGTTCAGTGCGTCACATCGTTCGCCGCACGCAAATTCCGCCACGGTCAGATGTATTGCGCAATGATTGGTCTTAAGCGTGTAGGAACCATCAAGAAATACTTCAAAGGCGTGGATGACGTGACGTTTTACAGCGCAACACGCGAAGAACTAATCGACTTCCTGAATCACGGGAGATAGCCATGTTATATGCATTTAAGCTGGGCAGAAAACTGCGCGGCGAGGAACCTTATTGCCCTGAAAAGGGTGGGAAAGGTGGCAGTTCTGATAAAAGCGCAAAGTATGCAGCAGAAGCTCAGAAGTATGCCGCAGACCTGCAAAATCAGCAGTTCAACACCATCATGAATAACCTGAAGCAGTTTACTCCTCTGGCTGAGAAGTATGTCGGCAGCCTCGAGAACTTATCGTCTCTGGAGGGGCAAAGTCAGGCACTTAACCAGTATTACAACTCTCAGCAGTACAAAGACCTTGCTGGTCAGGCGCGCTATCAGAGTCTGGCGGCAGCGGAAGCAACAGGTGGATTGGGTTCCACCGCAACCAGTAATCAGTTAGCAACAATCGCACCAACGCTTGGTCAGCAATGGCTATCTGGACAAATGAACAATTACAACAACCTGGCAAATATCGGTCTTGGCGCTCTTCAGGGGCAGGCAAACGCCGGGCAAACATATGCCAACAACATGAGTCAGATTTCACAGCAAAGCGCGGCGCTGGCTGCGGCAAACGCCAACCGACCGTCAGCATTGCAGCAGGGGGTTAGTGGTGCTGCATCCGGTGCGCTTTTGGGTGGTGGCATAGCCAGTGCTCTCGAGCTATCAACTCCGTGGGGTGCTGGTATTGGTGCTGGTCTTGGTCTGCTTGGTTCACTGTTTTAAGGGTTAATCAATGGCTACGTGGCAACAGGGTATTAATTCTGGTGGTTTTCTGGCTGGCATCGGTACGCAAAATGAGAATGCGCCAAAGGCAAGCGACATTAACGCAACGCTTGGTCTGATCCGCGAAAACAATGAACTGGCTCGCTCAGGTGTAAATAACGTTGGCCTGACCGCGTTACGTGGTCTGGCTGGAGTTGCTGATATTTACAATCAGGAACAGCAACAGAAAGCTATTAGTGCGTTCAATAAGGTTCACGCTGATGCATGGGCTTCTGGTGATCCATCTGGACTATTTAAGTTTGCCCAGGAAAATCCAGCGTTTGTTGCGCAGGCACAACAGGCGTTTTCCGGTCTTAATGAGCAGCAACGCAACGATATGGGCGATTTAGCCATGAGGGCTAACGTCGCTCTTTCTCAGGGACCGGAAGCCTACAGTAAATTCATTACTGACAACAAGGACAGGTTAAATCGCGTTGGTGCTAATGCTGACTGGATGATTCAGACAGGTATCCAGAATCCAGAGCAGCTATCACACATGCTGACTACTATGTCTCTCGGTGCGCTTGGGCCAGAAAAGGCGTTTGCTGTTCAGGATAAGATGGCTGGTCGTGAAATTGACCGAGGCAGGCTGGCAGAGACAATCCGCAGCAATCAGGCTGGTGAAGCACTTCAGGCGAGAGGGCAAAACCTTTCCTATCAGTCAGCAATGACTGGGCACAATATCGCAGCACAACGCTTGGCTCTGGATCAGCAAGAGTTCGGGTTTAAGATGCAGCAAGCGCAGGAAAAGGCTCAGCAGTTGATTAGCGAAGCACCTAAGCTGTCAGTAAACATGGAAAAAGGCATCGAGACGGCTGTAAATAATGCCACAGCATCATCAAACTCAGCCAATTCCATGAGTGCGCTTGCTCAACAGTTCAGAGCAGAAAAACCAACGACCGGTTTGTTCGGTAACGCACAGAACATGTTCGCAAAACTTACCGGAAGCGATACGACATTGCGTGATTTGCGCATTCGCCAAAATGCCCTTGTTAACAGTCAGGTTCTTAAATTCCTACCTCCCGGCCCAGCAACGGATAAAGACGTTGAGATCGTTCGACAGGGTGCGCCAACTGACATGGATAACCCTGAGACGGTCGCAAGATGGCTTGATGCAATGGCAAACCTTGAGCGACGAAATGCGCAGTTTAATGAGTTTAAAGCCGAGTGGATGAGCGCGAATGGCAACCCTGGACAATCGCGTAATGGCGGTCAGATATTGGGGTTGGATGTTAAAAAAGGTGAATCATTGGGGAGTGCCGTTAAGCGGTATATGTCAATGAATACTGACGCAGCGCCAGCACAAGATTCGACACCTTCAGGAGAACCACGGAATCAGGTTGGATCATATACCTCAAAATCAGGCATTCAATTTACGGTGGAATGATGAAAGTAACTGCAAACGGTAAGACATTTACCTTTCCTGATGGTACGAGCACCGAAGATATTGGCACCGCCATTGATGAGTATTTTGCTGGTCAGGCTGTTCAGCAACAAACAGTTAATCAGGCCAATAATGCACCAACACGGGAAGAACCATCATTGATGCAACAAGCTGGCGATTGGCTCACTGGTGGTCAAAGTGCAGGGCAAATTGTAGAACAGGCTGGTCGTGGTCTGGTAAACATACCATTTGACGTATTGCAGGGTGGCGCAAGTCTGATTAATGCAATCAGCCAGGGGCTTGGTGGCCCCAAGGTTTTGGACGATGTCTATCGTCCAGTAGATCGACCGACAGACCCTTATGCGCAAGCTGGAGAGTCAATAGGCGGTTATCTTGTTCCTGGAGCAGGAGTAGCTGGAAACATGGTCATTGGTTCTCTCGCTGACGCGGCGAATCAACGGGGTGATTTTGCCGAAAATGCCGCTATTAATGCCGGACTTAACATTGCTACGCATGGCCTGATAAATGGCGTTACCCATGGTGTTCGTGGTGCATCAAATATAATTAGTGGCAATAAAACATCTGCACAGAGAGCGACCACTGCGCCAACAGAAACATCACCATTCTCCGGTGATGCCGCTGCAGCAACAAATCCTGCGGTTCATGCCGCAGAGGCAAGAGTAGCACAAGGTGTACCAATGACGCCTGCGACGAGGAACCCAGAGGAAGTCGTTCGCACAGTAGCAGCACAAAAAAGGCCAAATCTCGCTTCATCGCTTGATGAACTAGATATCAATCCTCAGGCTGAAGTTCTGGAGTCTGCTGAAAGGCTTAATGTTGATTCATTACTCCCTTCACACTTTTCCGGTAACGAGCAATACAAGGCAGTTGAGCAAGCAATCAAGTCCCGTGCGGGTTCTGCTCTACAGGTGCAGGAAAATGAAGCAATCAGGCAGCTAGCACAGGGCGCGGGGGAGATAATTGATCGCGTTTCCGGTGCAAAAGATGCTCTTGGTATGAGCGACAAGTTTATTGATACGGTCAATGGAAGAATGTCTGCGCTGATGAAACGAAGCGACCAGCTTTATCGCAATGTTGAAAAGGCGATGCCTGCAGGTGCAAAAATTGATGCGCCATCAACAAGGTCAATGCTCAAACAGGTGGCAGAAGATCTTGGCGGGATGAAAAACCTTGACCCTATTGAAAAGAGAGTCTTTCGGGCAGTTAATCCAGGCAAGAACGGCGCATTAACTTATGCAAATCTCAATAAGCAACGACGACTTGTTGGTGATGCACTTCATAAGAATTCTGGGCCATATAAAGATGCTGATCGCGCTGCTTTATCGAGGCTTTACGGTTCTCTCGCCGATGATCAAAAGGCGGCGCTGTCAGAGACAAATGCATTACGTGATTTTGAAGTTGCTCAGAGGCTTGTTCAGATGCGAAAAAGCATGGAAGAGCAAATGATTAATCTAACTGGCAGAACGCTGAACGGTGATGTTTCTCGCAAAGCAACTACAGCACTACAGGCAATGTCGAAAGGCGATGCCAAAGGATTTCGTGAATTGATGCAAAACACGCCGTCCAGGAAGCTAAGAACCGAGCTACTGGGAACAGGTCTTCGGGATATGCTTTCGAACGGAAAACGTGGCGCTGATTTTAATCCTGCAGGGTTTGCTGACTGGTATCAAAACATGTTAGCAAACGGGCAGATGCGCAATCTTGCCCGACATTTACCAAAAGAGACTATGTCAGGGCTGAACGATGTATATAAGGTCGCAAAGGCTATCAAAGACGCAAAATCTTACGAGATAACTACAGGAAGACTAAACGAGTTCGTCAAACGGTTTAATCGCGTCACTGCGGCAAATGAATTTGTTGCTAACCATGCCCAACGCATTGGCACTGCGGTTGGTTCAACTGTGTCAGGACCGTTCAGTGCAGTAGGTGCTGTTGCTGGGTCAGAAATTGGGGCAAAAGTCGCCAGCAAAATCAGGGCGATGGGCGGCGCTGAATCAATTGAATCTGCAGAAAAGCTAATTAGCTCACCAGAATTCCAGAAAGCAGCAAGGCTGGCAGTAAAACAAGCACCAGAAAGCATCGTTGATACAACTGTAAGACGCTCTTCTGCTTGGCGCTCGTTTTACAACTCACTTCCAGAATCAGATAAGAAAACCATATCAAGGCTAGGCATCATGTACTGGATGAACAGTGATGATAACCAGAAGTAACGGAAAGCCACGGATGGTTAGTTGCAGTCTTTTTTATATAAATCTCTGAGCGTATCAAAGACAATTTTCTTTACCATATCGGATTGTTGGTCTGCAATACGCGATGCTATTGGTAGCGATGAATTCAATCGCTTGTCGAGAGCTGGTATTGTCGCCTCGTTAAGCGGAATGGAGCGGGAGTAATTAGTAATCCACGGATGGATTCGTTTAGCCATCGGATAGGCGCTCTTTTGCCTCTTCGATTAAATCAGCACAAATAAGAGGTAGCTCTGATGAAACAACTTCCCAGCCAGATTTTTTAACAACTTCATTTAACCACTCTTCTCGATCGTGAGTTCCTCTTCTTTTTTCTAGGAGGAATATTTGAGAGTAAATCTGAATGGCCTTCTCGTTTAGATAAAACGCATATTGCCTGTTTAAAACAACATCTGCAAGTATATCAATGCCTTGTTGAGTTTTTGCCGCTACATCTGGCTCTACTCCCATACGAATAGATAAATCGCATAACTCAACGAATGCACGCTCTTCAGCGTCGTATTTCATTTTGTAAAAATGTGAAGCCAGTTTTTGTGTTTCGGCGAGTTCTGCCCTTAATTTTTTTATCTTGCTTCTCGTTAATATACCAAACACACCAACCTCCTTAGTTTTGAGCATGACGAAATTAACCAGCCATCAGGATGGTATTAGTCACATTCTATTTCTTTTGTCGAGGTCCATACATAAGGGTCTGAGCAAACAACCTCTCCATTTATCATGACGTCATAGCCCATTAGATATGAGTTACCACCAACAACCTGGGCGGCGATGACGCTAATGCTGGCGGCGCAGGCTGCACCAAAAACGAAACCAATTAATATATTTTTCATTTTGATTCCAAATAGTTATAGGATGAAAGTTACGACCATAGAAGAACGCCTGAACAACACTGAGTTAAACCAAACCCTGCTTGACCAGCGACTTTCAGATCTTGAACTTAAAGATCTTGATGCGCAAATATCAGAAGCAGAAGCCAAGCTCTCCAGCTTAAACCACCGCAAGAAGCAAATCCGCAACAGAATTACTCAGGGACGCGGAAGCTGTTGATGTAGGGCCACAATCCTATCGTTAACATTTTCTTTTTACTTTTCCAACAAAAGCTTTGGTTGAATCCATATTTCCATAACCGGAAATGGTTTTTGACATTAAAACTGTTCCAGTAGGATGTATTACCCATGAGTCTATAACGCGTTGAGTTTCTCCATTCGCGCCAATTCCTAGGATGGAGTTTTTAGACAATGCTTTGTAAGCCATGCCACCCGCATCTGTCCCAGAATATGTGACGCTGGCATCTTCACCGCTTGTCTTAATGATGAATGTTCCACTAAAACCATCTTCTTCCGGTTGGAAATTATTTCGTTCTGAATAGTTTATTCCGCGCATATCTCCAACGACCCAGCACTCCGCTGTAGCCCCAAAAGATATGAATAAGAACATAGCAGCAAGAAATTGCTTCACGCCAACCTCCTTAGTTTTGAGCAGGATACCATGAAAAAAGTAAACATCTTTTGTCTACTTCACATTTGAATGGTTTGTCATTAGGATGTTTCCGGTTTTTTAAATATGGAAATTGTTATGAAGAGGATTATTGGCGTCGTTGCTGGCGCTATATTGTTATCTGGGTGCGCAACTATTGTTGGTGACGAAACGCAGCTTGTGCAAGTGAACAGCAATCCCTCCGGTGCGAGCTTTAAGGTAAAAGACGAATCAGGCGTGATTGTTGCGCAAGGTAAGACCCCGCAAGGAGTAACTCTTGCCAAGTCAGATGGTAGTTATTTTGGCAAAAAGAGCTACCAGATCACTATGGAAAAGGATGGGTACGAACCAGTTACCCTGCCAATCAAAGCCAATGCTAATGGCTGGTATATTGGTGGAAACCTTGTGTTTGGTGGGTTAATTGGTTGGCTTGCTGTAGATCCTTTTAATGGTGGGATGTATACCTTGAAGCCAAAAGAGGCAAACGCATCTCTTATACCATCAACAAAGCAAGACTAATAAATAGGACCCACCTTCAGGTGGGTTTTTTGTACAAATCCTTCAGCCAGTACATAACTACTGACAGATAACCAACGCAACGACCCAGCTTCGGCTGGGTTTTTTTATGCCCAAAATTCACCGTAGCTACGCTGCGGCGATTCCTTGTATCTGGAGCAAATTAAATGACAGACATTACAGCCAATGTGATCGTATCGATGCCTTCGCAACTCTTCACTATGGCTCGTTCTTTTAAAGCTGTAGCCAATGGCAAAATTTATATCGGTAAAATTGACACTGACCCGGTAAATCCTGAAAACCAAATTCAGGTTTATGTGGAGAACGAAGACGGCTCTCACATTCCCGTTTCGCAACCAATAATTATTAACGCTGCTGGCTACCCTGTATATAACGGACAGATTGCCAAATTCGTAACCGTGCAAGGCCATTCTATGGCTGTTTATGATGCGTATGGTACACAGCAGTTCTATTTTCCGAATGTGCTGAAGTATGACCCGGATCAGTTTAAATTACTTATTGGCGGTACAGATGGTAGTAAATATATCGGTTTCGGCGCTTCAACTGTTTACGATGCAATCAGGAAAACACCTCAATACTATGGAGCTAAAGCAGATGGATTGACATCAGATTCTGATGCCATTAATGCCGCAGCATTAGCTGCTTTTAATAATGGTGGCGGGGAAATATTTTACCCTCCAGGTGTTTATTTAATAGATTCTCCTATCATTCTTTATACAGGCGTTCATCATAAAGGCTCTGGAAAGAGAGCAACATTTCTGTATGTTAAAAAAGGTAGTAATACAGATGTATTTAAAACACATGGCTTTGGCGTTGTGGATAATCTGTCTGATGCGCCATATGGTTTTAGCATAAAAGATATGACCATTGATGGTAATTATCTTGACTTGCAAAGAGATACAAACTCATGGAGAACTTGCGACACTGTTAACAATGACTATGGAACTGCCATTAAAATATTCGGCAGCATGTACCACATTGATGTTGAGATTAATAATGTTGCAGAACATGCTCTCTATTCAGAGGGGTATGGATCATTTCATGATAATCAGGAACACGCCTCTGAAGTGAGGATAACGGGAAGAATTTCAGGGAGAGAGGGGGTTGTGTTCAGGGGGCCAGGTGATATTAACCTAGATTATATTGTTTTTGGCCTGTGTGGACTTCCTCCTTACAGCACAAGATTAACAGCAACAAGCCAACAAAGCCTTCTTTATCCCGGAGAACCATGTCATGGAATTGTTCTTGATAATCAGTCTCCTTATACAGGACATGTCGATATAAATTACATCCATGTATATGCTGCGTATTATGGCTATGGATTTAAGACGCTGGGTGTTAACCGATTCAATGCGAGGCATGTGTGTGTTGATAATAGTTTAGGTGGTTACTGGTTTACCAACGGGGCACATGGTGTTGTTGCCATCGCAGAAGCCAGGGCGTGCGGAAGAATGCCAGATAACTACACTGGCGATTCAATTTCTCCTCTCCGCGACATGCTTCTGGATAACGGTACAATCTGGACACTTAACATCAATATAAAAGCACAAAGATATTCACCTTCAATTGATGATGATGGGTATCAGATAGCTATATCAGGCAACAACAATGTAGTTACAATAAACCAAATTGGTCAGTTACAGAGTGACAATGCCCCTATTAAAGCCTCGCTTCTTTCTGTTACTGGTGACAATAACAATGTTACTTTTACATCCAAGAGGATAAAAGGAAATTTATGTTACTTATCCGGCGGTGGTAATAATATAAGAGGTTCGTGTGATAATTTGTTTTCGGGTTCTGCTCTTATTCGCGATGCAGTAAATTCAACAACAATTTGTTTTGCGAACAGCGTAGATATAACTGCGAAGGGGCTTTCTTCTGATTGTACTGGATTTAACAGCATTGGCACATGTGCATCAGAGAATATAAGATTAATCACTTCAGGCGCAAATGGTTATAATAGGTTTTTAGGTGATAGAATGGCAGCCCTTAACAGGACGTGTACGTGGACGATTATGGCAACAGTTGGAAACTCAATAAATGGGAAATCAACTGACGATTATATTGAGTGGAATATGCCAAACCCAACAGGTAGCGAATCTAACGAGGTTGATATTGAGCATAATTTTCTGTATGCCCCAACACCAAACCAGATTGCTGTGTTGGGGTTTAGACAACCTGCTGGTTCTGCAGAAGGTGCAACTTTAAGTCCAATAGAAATTATCGGAACTCCAAGTGAGTCTTCTTTCAGAATTAGATACCATTGGTCAGGCACTTTATCTTCTGGCTCTGCTCCAATTGTAATGTTCAGGATTAGATAGAATTAATTGATATTTTAAAAAATTAAATTATTAGTTGATAAATTGTATGCGCAAGGCCTGTAACTTGAGTGCCAGGCCTTGCATGTTTTCATTGATTTTTAAGATGGTTCACTCCACCTTATCATCTAACCAGTCAGCCCACCATTGCATCATTTCTCTGCGTTTATCGAGATACTGAGCATGGTTGTAAATTCCGCGCACAGATCCGCCGTTGGCATGTGCCAGTTGCACCTCAATCGCGTCAGCAGGCCATTCGTGCTCGTTCATAATCGTGCTGAATTCATGCCTGAATCCGTGACCGCTTTCCAGACCCTCATAGCCGATTTGTTTGATCACAAGCAATACCGCGTTCTCGCAGATTGGCTTCTTCTTATCGTTGCGCCCGGCAAAAACAAACTCTGATACTGGTTTAGTGATTGAGCTTAGCGTAGTGAGAAGTTCAACCACCTGGTCTGACATCGGGACCACATGAATTTTGCGTCCCTTCATCACACTGGCGTCGATGGTGATAATCCTGTTTTCAAAATCGACGTTCTTCCATAGCATGGAACGAAGCTCTTTCGTTCTTAGGGCGGTGTAGCGTAAAACTTTGGTCGCAATGAGCGATACGATGCTTCCTGAAAATGTTGCCAGTGCTTTGTTAAATGCCGGGATCTGGTCTGCTGGAAGGAACGGGAAGTTCTTCTTGCGGTATCCTTTCATGGCGTCTGCAAGGTCAGGTGCCGGGTTATATTTAGCCCTTCCGGTGACAATAGCGTAACGGAAAACCTCGCCGCATCTTCTGCGTGCTTTGTTGGCTCGCTCCATTGCCCCGCGATCTTCAAATCTGCGGATTACTTCCAGCAGTTGCATCGGCTCAATATCCTGAATTTCAAGGCCGCCGATGATGGGTAAAATGTCGTCATCAAACATTTTTGCAAGTTCAGTTGCATAGCCTACTGACCAAACTTGCTTCTTGTGCTCGTACCATTCCTTGTAAATCGCACTAAAGGAATTGTTGTTAGACGAAGCCTTTTTCGCTTTTACCGGATCGATGCCAACCGAGATGTCTTTCCTCGCGGTCCATGCTTTATCTCTTGCCTCCTGCAAAGTCATTAGCGGATATTTTCCTACGGTCAGGATTTTCTCCTTACCGTCAATCTTGTAGCGAAGCTGCCATACCTTTTTCCCTGACACAGGGACATAAAGGTACAGGCCATTACCATCGAGTAGGCGGTATGGTTTTTCTTTCGGCTTTGCTGCTTCAATCTGCTTAACGGTGAGCAT